CCACCTACTCTGAATAGCGTCAAAAAATGCCTGTATGAAACCACTCGCAGCCTGTGCCGCACGGGTCTTCAAACTCATCAAATATCCGACAGCGTTATTAAAGCTATCCCGAATGAATATACCTACACCTACTATAGGATTAGCGACTGCTCGGAATATCCCTACGGCTAATTTCACTAGAGAAACTTTGAGCTTCAAGAAAGCAACATAGAAATAAACTCCGAATGCAAATGCCTTCTCTCTTAACCAGACAAACAACTGATAAATCTTAAACGCAACCCAACCTATTAGAGTACCGAGTCCCACAAAAATTTTACGCAATATCCAAAATATACCATAGATAACTGCTGCTACAATTAATACCTTCGCCGCGAGAATAACGAACGGCAAGGCTAACAATGACACCTTAACTATCAATGCAGTTAGAACCACAGAAGCTATCCACCCCAGTATAAACCCGAAGGCTCTCCACCCCTTAGCCACTTCGTAAACGTCCTTCATCGGACCCCAAGACTCAAACAATCTTCTGAAGGCATCGATAACATAACTTATCACCAACTGAACGGGATACAACACTAACGCTATCGACTTAAACCCATAAATAAGCCCGTCTACAAACCCACCGAAAACGGCAACAATCCGATTCTTAATCCCTATGATAGTAGTGACGATCCCATAAAGCCCCATGGCTTTCAGTGCTTTAACCGTTTGCTCTTTGCCCTTTTCCCCGGACCAAAGCTCGGTAATCCCCTTCTTTATCATCGAGAAGGTCTTCATCAATCTTTGGAAGGACTTCGCAATCTCTAAATTGCCCGTCATTAGATACTTAAATATCTTTATTACGCCGTACAAAGCCACAAATACAATCGCCACAGCTCCGGCAATCAGAATCAAAGGCCACAACATGGCCTGCAATGCCCCAAATCCTATTGCAGCGATGCCGGCGGCGCCCCCTGCCGCTGCAATCGCGGGAGACACCACCGTAGACCAAAATAACAGCCCGGCGAAGGCTAGAATGACCAACCCAGCAACCTTTGCAGCTATCATCAAAGCTGCCGCAGTGCCCATCAAAGCCTTGGCAAACGTCGGGTTATTCTCGATGAACTCCAAGAAAGCCCCCAACACCTTCTTCCAAACACCCCCAAACTTATGCAAATACGGTATCAAAGTCTTTCCCAGAGCGATATTGATCGTATCCTTTGTACCTTGAATAAACACTTCCAAACCAACTTGCGTATCCTCAAACGCCTTAGCGGCCTCCCGGGAAGCCCCGCCGGACTTCTCTAGGGTATGAACCAAGTCTTCAAACGCTGCCCTACCAGTAAGAGAACCCCGTTTCATATCCCGAAGCGCGGTAATAAGGGGGCCTCCCCTAGCTCCAAACACCGTAGAAGCTGTTACCAAAAAACTCTTCGCACTCTCCCCGGATAACTTCGTCGAAGCATCGATCAACTCCCCAAAGAACTGAGTCATGTTCTTCAGGTTGCCGTTAACGTCGAACATCGAAACACCCAGCTTCTGAAAAGCACGTACCGTTTGGGGCATCTTCTTGTCGGTATACCCTGCCAATAAATCTTGCTCAGAAATTTTCTTCTTAGCTAAATACTTCTCCAATCTTCGATAGACCACAAGGAACTTGTTGGCAAACATATCCACCGTCTGACCGGCCTGAGCAGCTTGCATACCGGCGTTCTTCAGCACACCGACTAGAGCGATTGCCTCCGACGAGGTGGCCTTAATCTTTGCCGGCGCATCCCGCAAAGAGTTGATGAAGATGGGCAAGTCGTGGAACTGAAGGTTCGTTTCCCTTGTCGCATTGGCAAACGTATCCATAATATCCCGGGCGGCTTCCCCCGTATGGCTGAACTTCAACAACGCCGCCGCGGTGGCCGTGGCACCCGTCTGCAAATCAAGCAACCCCGCGGAACCCGTCACTGTGTCAAGAGTTGCACTCAAACTCTTAAGGGATGTCTCAGTAGACAAACCCGCTGCCTTCAACATCCGGATGGCCGCAGCCGCCTCCTGCGGGGAAAACTGGGTCTCTAAACCGGTCTTCAAAGCAACCTGCTCGAGCTCCCTCAACTCATCCTCAGTTGCCTTCGAAACAAACCGCAACTGAGACATCTCCACCTGGAAAGACTTCGCTTGGTCTATCGCCGGAGTGATAGCTGCATCTAAAGCCTTCCCAACCCCCATCGCAGCCGTTCCCAAAGCGCCTACGCCGAGACTCGCATTCATCGAGTCTTTCATTGCGTTACCAGCTTCGGAAACCTTCCGCTGCGTGGTGTGCACATTGTTTTGGATTTTTTGAAGCGAACTCTCGGCTACGGAGGCCCCTGTCACTAACCCTTCAGCGTCTAACTGAAGCCTAATCCCCAAAAGCATCTGACTACCGGCACTCATCGCTTGCCTTCTTCCTTTCGCCGATCACGGTTGATTAACTCGGTGTATCGATTAAGCCGTCTTATCGGCAATCGTAAAATTTCAGACTCAGACCAACCGTAACGATGTGCTAGGTAGTTCACACACTCATAAAGATTATCTAGGGCTTTCTCGCTCTCCGCCGCCGTCCGTCGAAAAAAGAGACTAAGTCCAAACTCAACTCAAGGTCCACTCCACATTCGCAAGTGATCCACTTACCCTGCTTTATGCCTGGGAGCCCGTCGCTCAGTGAATATAGCAACTCTTCACGGTCAGTCTTCTTTAACGCCTGAGCCATGGAACTATCCACCCTTCCATAAGTACCCACATTCTTGATACAGGAAGCGAGCATACTGTCCAAAGCCTCCGCTTCGTTTGTGACCTTTCCGATCAACTCAGAAGTCTTCCCCGTAGGAAAGCTTAAAACCCCATCTCGATGATAAATGTACTCACCGTTATCCTTCCTTTCCTTGAACCCTCCTTTTAAATGAAACTCAATCTCTGGTGGCTTGTCGTCCGGCCACTTATCGACTTGAAGATTCGATAGATACACCTTCTCATAATGCACCTTTTTACAGTGCCTACAGGTCCCAACAAAGGCAGACTCGTTACGTCCGGACAGCATGAAAATGCGCGTAATCAAGAATACCCGATCAATCTCCGTCATCGCCCGGGCAAACTCTCGGTTGAACATCTTATCCGGATTCTGCTTCTGCTTTAGCAACCCTGGAACTTCCTGTACCGACCGGCATATCACTAGAGACATCGCCTTCGCCCCGTTGCCCCGCACTTTCGAATCCGCAACAAGACGGTCGTCAACACCCCCAAGCTCGTCGATAACGACCGTTCGATAAACCTGTCCGTCCTTTCGTATCCCTACTGGGAGCTCCACAGTATCGTCTGGAACAAACTCAACTTCTTCGCTGTCGTCCACTTCCCAATCGGAAGCCGTCGAATCCAAACTGTCTTGATAGTCGTTGTTGGAAGAGTACTTCATCGTGCTATATCTCCTACTTGTTGAAACAATAATAACTATTGTAAATTACGCGGCCTAGAGACGCTCGCGCTTTATTCCCTCGTTTACCAAAACGAGATTGTCAATCAAGGCGTCATTCCCCGCACCGTCAAGGTCCTCCGTAGAAAACTCTTTTGGCCAGGCTCGAAGAATAGTCCACTTGATAACCCGCTCGCCGGCTTTGTTCTTGAGATAGACCACCACCGTTCTTCGGAAGTTTTCATCGCCCTGTTCACCATCCACCTGGTCTACATTGAAGATGGTATCGCTCCAGTTTTGAAAATCTTCGTCATCCGAAACCCCGCGGCTTAGGGTGACGTCCGAAAACGAAGTTTGACCCGGGAGCTTGTGGGGGGTTTCATTCTCCCCACCCTCTCGGTACTCGGTATCCTCAGTGGTCCGACTTAACCCGGAAACTTTAGAAAATCCCGCCCGAACAAAACCGTCAATCTCAACCTCAAACTTAAAATTTCGATACGGATCTGGCATCACGCCCTCCTTGTTTAGCTATCCTATCCTCACTCAGAAATGGCCCAACCGCTATCATACTGAGTGAACTCCCAAATCAGGAATTCACCCGGTTTGTTAGCCGCCATGCCGATTCTTCCTTTCACTCTACCTGCGTCAATATCCTCTTGAGTCATGACTCCGTTCGCCGTCCCCACATCGATAAAGAACGCCAGCTCCTTGACCCTCGTGGGGAAGGCCCCCCGAACCAAAAGCGAACTCAAGAAATCATCCCCCTTGTCGGTAAGTTTTGCCCACAACTTATAATTGTTGTTTCGATGAACGGCCCACCGGGTGGAATCTGCAATCGACTTCTCCACAAACTGGAAAAACCTTCGTACGTTAATGTACAAAAATCGCCTGTTCGGGTCTGTGGACAGCGTTCTGCATCCCCAAACCGTAACCGGACTTGTACTCCCGAACTTCCGGATGACATTGATTCCGGCCTCGTTCATCCCGCCTGTCTCGGAATCTTTGTACTCCGTCACGACGTCTAGAGCGTAGTTCACCGTACCATAGTCGCCTTCTCCCGCCGGAGCCTCCCAAGGTCCACCACCGTCTCCCGGCAATGAGTCAACCCTGGCTCGAATAGCCATCATCGCACCCATCCCCGCGAGGTTTCGTCTGGGATTGGACCCGGAACCAACCGGATCGAATACCTGAATTCCACCAGCGTACAGACTGGAGCAATCCGAATTGACACCCAAAGTGCCGTTCCGATAACTGACAGCTGCCGACCCCGAGAGACCTGCCTCAAGATAGGTCAAGTACTCCATATAAATCCGACTCTTCGCGTAAAGCGCCGCCATATGGACCACGATTGGGCTGATTTCCCCCACGGTACAGAAAGGCATGAACTCATTCACTGTATCCCAAGCGTACAGCCCAGTACCCCCGGACTCGAGTCCCACCCAGTCGAGGGGCACAATCCCCGTCGTTTCATCTGCACCCCCGGCTAGGGACACCGCGGCCGTATCTTCCGCTGGGGTATCCAAACCAACTCCCGGTGGAACTGCGTTTTGGTCTTCGACAACTACATACACCGACCCGATGCTTTCATCGTTCACGATGGTTTCGACATAGTTGTCAGCCGTATCGAGCATGGACAAACCTTCCCACCGCTCGACTTCCTTGGTCCCCTCGTAGATATAGAGGTCAAACTCATTCGAATGGATGGTGGTGCTTCCATCGGTATACCCGTAGGTAAACGCACTGGAAACGTCCACGAAATAGCTTATAGTACTTCCACTGATTTCCGTACGCGTACCCGAAACAATCTTCTGCTCCGTATGCGTACCATCGGACACCGTAAGAACGGTGTTTTCGTTAATCCCGCTTATGGACTCAACCTGAATTGCTGTGTCTCCAATGGTAATGTTCGCGGCCAAATCATGACCGGAGCCCCCTGAAGTAACGAATGGATTTGGAACTGCTTTGGTCTTCAGCAAATCCCCGGACAGCCCGGGGGACAGATACCCGTGATACCCAGCACTCACCTTGAGTGTGTCGAAGGTCGCCCCATCGTCGGTTCCGTTGAGCGTTTCAACCGAAAATCCAAAAGTGGTGTTTGCATCGGTAAACTCAAGGGCAACAGCCGTCCCGGTATCG